CATCTTGGGCACGGTGAGCGGTACCGGACAAGTCGTTTTCGACTATTCATTTGACCGCCTCGGTATTGCAGCCGATGGCAAGTTGTTTTACTGGGACGGCAGTTCGTTGACTCAGGTCACAGATCCTGACTTGGGCACCGTCATTGATTTTTGCTGGGTCGACGGCTACTTCTTGACTACCGACGGCGAATTTTTGGTGGTCACTGAGCTGAACAACCCACTTTCTGTCAATCCGCTCAAGTACGGCAGCTCTGAAGTCGACCCCGATCCAATCAACGCCGTTATCAAACTGCGCAATGAGGTTTACGCAATCAACCGGTACACCATCGAGGTGTTTGACAACATCGGCGGTGACTTCTTCCCGTTCCAACGCATTGACGGTGCGCAGATTCAAAAGGGTTCTATTGGGACTCACACCTCATGTATCTTTGTTGAGTCTATTGCGTTCCTAGGCAGCGGAAGAAACGAGTCGCCTGGAGTGTATCTTGGCGTCAATGCCAACGCGGTCAAGATCAGCACACAGGAAATCGACGAGATTCTTGCCACGTACACGGAAGAAGAGCTGGCGTCCGGCCTCTTAGAATCTCGCAACGACAAGTCTCACCAACATCTGTGGGTGCGCCTCCCAGATCAGACGCTCGTTTATGACGCGGCCGCATCTGCTGCGCTTGAACAACCTGTGTGGTTCCATCTGACCACGTCCGTTGAAGGATTCAACGCGTACCGAGGCAAGGACCTCGTTTGGTGCTATGACAAATGGCTGGTCGGAGACGCGCTGAGCAACGACCACGGGTATCTTTCCGAGTCAACCATGTCTCACTTTGGCGACAAAGTGCGGTGGGAATTTGGGACTTTGATCGTGTACAACGAGGGGCGCGGCGCCATCTTTCATGAGCTTGAGCTGGTGGCCCTGACTGGACGTGTTGCGTTTGGCGCGGACCCGATGATCAGCACTTCGTACTCAGTTGACGGCGAGACTTGGAGTCAGGATAAGCCTGTTCGCGTGGGAAAGCAAGGCGATCGCACCAAACGGATTGTCTGGTTGCAACAAGGGCACATGCGCAATTGGCGAGTCCAACGTTTCCGCGGCGATAGTGATGCGATCATCTCAGTGGCTAGGCTTGAAGCTCGTCTTGAACCTCTAATGGTGTGAAATGGCAACTACCCCTAAAAAACTGAAGCTAACGCGCGACCAGCTGGCCAAATTCTTGACCGATCATGAGTCCATCAAGCAATTTGAACAGCTGTTTGCCGTAGCTGATTCGATCGCGCCTGACGTAGTCAACGAGGTCTCTATTGCAGCTGACTCTGCCAACGCGAAGGCCAACCAAGCACTGGCCCTTCTTGATCGCATCGCCAATGCGCTTGAGTTGTTCGCCCTCGCCCCACAGATCCGTAATGACAATTCTGTCGCCACTGATTACATTGACGTCAGCACAGCCGCGCCAACGGCGGTAGGCGGTGTTCCTGGCCGGTTGAAGTGGAACGACACTGATGGAACTTTGGACCTCGGTCTGAAGGGCGGCAATGTCACTTTGCAGATCGGCCAGGAGAACGTCCTCATTGTCAAGAATGACGAGGCCACGCCTCTCACTGACGGCGAAGTCGTGTATATTACCGGGGCCTCTGGCGCAAACCTGCTTGTCAAGCGAGCCTTGGCTGATTCTGACATCACGTCGGCCAGCACCATTGGCGTGGTAACGGAACCGATTGCAGTCAATGGCCAAGGATTCATCACCACGTTTGGCTCAGTGCGCGGCCTCAACACAAACGCCTTCAATGAGGGCGACGTGCTATACTTGTCGCCGACGGTTGCTGGCGCCATTACCAATGTCAAACCAGTTGCTCCTGAGCACTTGGTTCTTGTCGGCTATTGCACCAAAAAGTCTGGTGGCAATGGTGAAATTTTTGTCAAGGTGGACAACGGTTATGAGATTGATGAGCTGCACAATGTTTTGATCACAAACCCTGTTGCTGCAGGCAGCCTACTGATCTTTGACGCCACCGTCGGCGTCTGGAAAAATGCTACTTTGACAGCTGGCACCAATGTTGCTATCACCAATGCCGACGGGTCAATAACAATCGCAGTCGCTGGTGCTCCACCAACTGGAGCTGCTGGTGGCGTGCTCAGTGGCACGTACCCCAACCCAGGGTTTGCTGTTGACATGGCAACGCAAGCTGAACTAGACGCGCACACTGGAAACACGGGCAACCCGCACAGCGTCACAAAAACCCAGGTTGGTTTAGGCAATGTCACCAACGACGCCCAATTGAAAATTGCTTCAAATTTAGGCGACGTCGCCAATGCCAGCTCGGCTCGCGCAAATATCTTGGTCCCGAATAGAGGGTCCTTTGCGTCTGGTGCTGACAACTCAGTATTTGCGCAAGACAATAGGACAGTGGCCAACCCAACGACCGGCGTCGGGTACGCCCAGGGTATGCGCGTGCGCTTCGCCTATACAAATGACGTTGACAACACGCTAAATTATTCCGACGTCATTGATCTTTCCACCTGGGACGACAGTTCGGCCGGCGGATTCAATTCGCTGTATTTTAGAAAAAGCACCCAGCAAATTTTGCACAAGTGGGCGGCGGCTGGAGGAACCTCGTGGACCCAAAAGGTCGTTGCGTACACCGACAGCAACATCACAGGCACGGCAGCGAACATTACCGGCATTGCCGCCGTGGTAAATGGTGGCACCGGGGCAAATACTGCCGCCGGCGCAAGAACAAATCTTGGACTGGGTACGGCCGCAACAATGGCCGGTCCGTCCGGTGCCATTGTTGGCACAACCGACACGCAGGACTTGACCAACAAGTCGTACAACGTCATCAACGCCGCAACCTACAATGACAACCTGGCCCACACCATAGCCGGTTTCGACAACACCTGGGGCGTTATCATTATTGAGTCAACCGCCGGTAAGACGTTCCTGCCCTACTTTGCCAACGGTGGAGCTGGTGTTGGTTGGTCGTTTTCGCTGTTCAACCCAGGTCTTGGAACATTCGCGTACGGCTCAGGGCCTACCGTAGTTTTTACCCAAGCTGGCACTGGTGGCAACACGTTCAGCATCTCAATCGCCGGCGGTTCTGGTACGATGAGCATCCAACGCACGGCCGGCGCTTTGTCGTACACCGTTAAACAGCAAGTTCTTGGATTCTAAAGGAGCCACATCATGACAGTCACTGTCAAAACCATCATCCCTCGCAAGCAGGCCGAAAATGCACAATCATCCCAATATACGGCGGTGAACTGCAAAACAATCATTGACAAATTTACCGTCACCAACACCAGCGCAGCGAACGTGCCATTTAGTGTCAATCTTGTGGCGCAGGGCGATGTCCCTGGGAATCAAAACCTGGTTTTGAAGACACGGTCGATCGCCCCAAATGAAACCTACACCTGCCCAGAGCTTGTGGGTCAGACGCTTGAACAAGGCGGGTTCATTTCCACATTGGCCGGATCGGCGACCGCTTTGACCATCTCAGCATCGGGTCGTGAAATAACCTGATAGTTTACAAGGTGGCTAGATTCGTGGTAGGATCTAGCCACCTGTGGTTTAAGCCCACAGTAGCTGAGCCTAACGAGCAGCCAGCAGCTCACAAATGCCCTGCAAAGGAGAATGTGAAATGCTGGTGACGGCAAACGCCCAGGAGTTGACCGCTCCTGAAAAACTCGAGATCCTCGAGTCTTATATGCTCGACCTTCCGCAAGTCGAGTGCCCCGTGGTCCACCACTTCGGACCCGGTATCTACATTCGCGAAGTCACACTTCCACAAGGCACGCTGGCCGTCGGCCACGCGCAACGCCACAACCACTTAAACATCATGCTAACCGGAGCGGTTGCCATGGTGGGCGATGACGGTCAGATCAAAATCCTCAAGGCCCCGATGATTTTTGTGGGCAAGCCTGGTCGCAAGTTTGGCTACGTCGTTGAGACTTGCACCTGGCAAAACGTTTACCCCAACCCTGACGAAGAACGCGACGTCGATGTGCTTGAAGCCAAGTGGCTCGACAAGAGCCAAACATGGCAAGTTCACAATGCTGTCAATCAACTCTCGCTGTTCGACGCCCACCAAGTTGACCGCGATGACTTCGACAACCTGATCAAACAAGCCGGCTTTACGCCTGAGGTTGTCCGCCAGCAATCTGAAAACACTGCCGACCAGATTGCAATGCCTGAGGGTTTTGGTGCCAAGTTGACCATCCGCCCATCTCCGATCGAGGGGTTTGGCGTGTTTCTCAGCGCGCCGGCTGAAGCCGATGAAATCCTGGCGCCGGCCCGAATCTTAGACCGCCGCACGCCGGCCGGCAGGTACACCAACCATTCAACCAACCCTAACGCCAAGTTTGTCAGGACTGACGACGGGATCATTTGGCTTGTTGCAACTCGCCGAATCTCTGGATGCGCCGGAGGCAACCAGGGCGAGGAGGTTACCGTCGACTACCGCCAGGCACTGTCGTTGTCTGGCATCAATTTGATTAAAGGAGAACCACTATGAGTGGAATTGCAACTGCTGTGGTGGCCGGCTCGGTCATTACCGGCTATATGGCCAGCGAGGCCCAGTCTGACGCGGCATCTCAGGCGGCTGGTGCTCAATCTGCATCAAGTCAAGCATCAATTGCTGAGCAGCGGAGGCAATTTGATGCCGTTCAAAAATTGCTCGAGCCGTATTCAAGTGCCGGGGCATCTGCGCTCGGCCACCAAAAAGCTTTGCTTGGACTTGGGACCTACGACGAGCAGGCGACGCTGATCAATAACATCGCCGGCGGCGCCGAAATGAACGCGTTTCTCACGCAGGGGGAAAATGCGATCCGCCAAAATGCGTCTGCCACTGGCGGCCTCCGGGGTGGCAATATTCAAGCAACCCTTGCTCAGTTTCGCCCGCAACTTCTGTCGCAGTTGATCAATCAACGATTCCAAAATTTAGGAACCATATCTGGTCTCGGCCAAGCTTCTGCCGCCGGCCAAGCTGCGGCCGCGCAAAATACCGGCAACGCGATCAGTAACGCTTTGACCCAACAGGGCCAGGCAGCCGCAGGTGCCGCACTTGCGCAAGGCCAGGCAAGCGCGCAGATGTGGGGGAACATCGGTAACACTATCGGCAATGTCGCCACCCTTAAAGCTCTGAAGGTATTCTGACCATGGCCCAACCATTCAACTACATGCTGAACCTCCCCGACCCCACGCAATCTGTGATGGGAGGGGTCCAAAATGCTCTCAACATTGCCAACATCGCGTCTCAGCGAAATCTTGCCGAGCAGAAATCGCTTGATTTGCAGCGAGCTCGCGAGCAGCAGATGACGATGGAGGCCGATCTGGCCAAGTTATCGCAAAACCCAAGCCCTTCGGCGTTGGCCAGTATGATGGTCAAATACCCGTCGCTGAGCGAAAATTTCAAACGCACTTATGACGTGTTGAACTCGGAGCAGCAGCAGGCGCGCGTTGGCCAGGCATCTCAGGTGTACGCCGCATTGCAAGCCGATAAACCAGACGTTGCCGTTCAGATCCTGGGCGAACAGGCTAATGCCTACCGCAATTCTGGAATGGAGAAGGACGCCAAGACTCTGGACGACCTATCTGAGCTGATCCGCATGAATCCAGCCACGGCCAAGACGTCGACCGGCTTGTTTCTTGCGTCAGCCATGGGGCCGGATAAATTTACCGAGACTTTCACAAAACTTGAATCGGACCGCCGCGCCCAGGAGTTGCAACCATCTCAATTGACCGAAGCTCAGGCCAAGGCTCAAAAAGCCGCCGTCGACGCAAAGTTTGCCGAGTCCAACGCGGCTCTTGACCTTCAGAAGAAGGGGTGGGACATCACAAAGATTCAGGAAGACATCAAGATTGCTCGCCAGAACGCGAGCATTGCCGCTCTCAATGCTCAGATCGCTCGTGAAGGCAACCAACTTAAGCGCGAAGAGCTCGGTCTTAAGCTGCAAGAAATGAAGGACAAGCGCGACACGTCGGTGCGCGAAAAAGCTGCTGACCTTGAGTCTGCGCGTGGCAACGTGGACAACATGCTGAACACGGCCGATCGGATTCTGAAAACTCCTATGGGCGTCGTTGGTTCGGCTTCCGGACCGGTATCTTCCCGCATGCCCACACTCAGCCAAGATACGGCCGACTTCGAGGAGCTGGTCAATACGCTTGGCTCGCAGGCCTTCCTCGCTCAGATCCCGAATATCAAGGGTATGGGCGCGCTGTCTAACGCCGAAGGTGAGAAGCTGCAAGCCGCTTTGCAGAACTTCAGTCTGCGCCAATCGCCTGAGCGGCTCATGGAAAACGTCAAAGAGGCTCAACGGTTGCTTATCAAGGCGCGCAAGAACATGACGGCTCGAGCTGGTCTGCCTGAGACCATCCCCGACACTCCGGCCGTGGGTACGTCCGGCGCCGACATCGATGCGCTGGTCAAGAAATACACCCAGGGGGCGCGCTAATGGCAACACTCCAAGAACTTGAGTTGGC